TTAGAGCACCAAAGTGCCTTCTGATATCTGCGATGCCATCCAGTCGCGGAATGCTTCTGCGTTGACCGTTCTACTGCGCATCGCGACCCTCACTAGGGCCTTTCGGCTGTAGAAGCGGGCGGGGTGTCGATTTCCGGTGAGTTCCTCGTCAACCATCAACATGGTCTCACTCTCGCCGAGCTCTTCCAGCAAATGCTTGTAGTGGCCGACCACGGATTTGCTTTTCGTGGTGTTCACAAGCTCCAGCGCCTCGGCCAACTCTCTGTTCGAATACCACTCGTCTCCGCGCCTCAGCATAGAAATGAGAGGGTTCTTTTCCGGCGCCGGCCAGATGGTGCGATCGTAGATGCTCTTACTCATTGTCGATCGCCGTGAAGTTGAATGGTCCATTCCGATATTCCTTCTGAGCGCGTTCTCAGCAGGCAGTTAAACAGCAATCAGAAGCGTCTGGCTAACCCAGCGCTCGCGTGTTCAACAGCCCAGTGGTGCCGGGTCAAAGGAGTGCCTGTCAGCTTGCGGCCGCCACCTCGACGACGCCCGGCCGCACGCACTTCAGCAGGCCCTGCGCGCCGCCCAGGACGATCTGGCCGGGATTGGCCGGATCGATGCTGAAGGTGTCGCCGTAAACGAAGGCCACGCCCGGATCGGAGCGCAGCACGTCGCCGATCGGCAGCCAACCGCTGTGCTTCACCCGGCGCATGTCTTCTACCGCGATATCCTCGATCGCGATGCCCGCGAAGAGCGTGCGATCATCGGCGCTGGTCATCGGGCGGACGAACGCCCGCGTAAAGGCGCCGCCGCCATCCGTCTCGAAATCGTTGGCCAGCGCCATGCCGCGCAAGATCGCGCTGGCGCTGGCGTTCAGCATCGCCCGCTCTTCGTCCAGGATGCGCGGGCGCCATAGCGCGCCGGGGCTAAAGGTATCGGCCGTGGCGGCGGCACCCAGCGCGGCATTGATCGTGGCTAGGATGGTGGCGTTATCGTCCAGCGAGTGATCGCCCGAGAAGACGATATCGATGTCGGCCCCGCCGTCGATTGCCACGGTCAGCGTCTTCGACGTGGTGGTGCAATCGCCGAGGCGCGCACCCAGGGAAAGGCCCGCCACGTCGCCCCAGCCATGGACTTGCCCTGCGAGGCCCGCCGAACCATCGCGGGTATAGTAGTGATCGGTCAGCGTGTTTCCGAACAGATGCTTCACCGCATTGCCGGAAATCGTGACGCGCGAGGCCGCCCCATCGCTCGCGCTGGTGATGCGCAGCGCTTCGCCCGTATCCGAAACCTCCACGACATGCGGCGTGTTGCCCCGCGCCGTCACCGAGAATTCGTGATGGTTGGCCGGCTGGTGTTCGGGCGCGGTGCGTTTCCACGCCCCCTTGTCGATCACGACCTTACCAGGGATGACGCAATCATCGTATTGCAGCACGTCGGGCTGGCGCGACCCAATCGAGGCAATGCTGATCGATCGGCCGGACTCGGAGCCGGGGATCAGGATAGCGCGGCGGAGCATAACCACGCTCGGCTCGTCTGCCGGCCCTGCCGAGACGCCCATATTGTGTATTGCGACCGATGATCCTAGCTTGGACCAGGCGCGGCCCGCGCCGATCAGAAGATGCTGGCCGGAATTCAGGCCGATGCCGATGGCGGCCTGCGATATGCCGGCACGCTCATTGTTGGGGCTGGGATTGCCGAAGTGGCGGAAGTCGTAGTCTTCGATATCCCACATCGATCTGGGGCCGATGCCGACAAGCGGGATCTCGAAGTGCCCGGCATAGCGCACGTTGCGGCCCCAATATCCAACGCCGCGCGTGCGGCTGGTCCACTGCAGGCGGATCACGCTGTCGGTATCGATCTGCTCTTTCGTCGCGCTGTCGTCGCGGAAGAATTGAACGATCGTGTCCAGGCTCGCGCCGCCGAACCCCTTCACATCGGTGTAGGCGGGCGGGGCGAATTCCCGGTCGATCTCGAACCGGGTGGCTGGCGCGAGTTCGATCTCGAACCGGTTGGTCGGGCCGGATAGTTCGATCGCCTCGGCGGCATCGCAGGGGTCGGTAAAGTCCGCACCGCCGCCGCGCGACACGGTGATCTTTTCATCGTAGATGCCGTTCTTGCCGGGCGTGGAATAGCGGATGATGCGCGGCGCCCCCATGAACCGCTTGTCGCGCGCCTCCCTATTCGCCTCGGCCGTGGTCAGCGCGGTATCGGCGCTGGTCAGGAATTCGGGGACGAACTTGATAAGCTGGATCGTCTGATCGCCCTCGGCCAAGCTGCCGCTGCCATCGAGCTGGCAATAGGGCTGCACCTGCTTCTCGTCGCCCTTGAAGGTATAGATGAACCGCGTGCGGAACCGCTCTTCGGCCGGAACATTTTCCAGCTCGATCGGCGTATCGGTCAGGCGGAATTCGTCTGTACCGTCGATCAGGAAGACGCGGAAAAATGCCTTGTCGGGCAGCCGATCGAAGCCAGTGTTGTAGGCATACTCCGCGAGGAATTCACACTGCCGGTCCTTGGCGGTTTTGCCGTCGACATCCCACGTGGGCAGCAGCAATGCGTTGTCGCCGCTGAAACCATCGGGAATCGTCAGCGTGCGCGAGCGAGCGTCGTAGCTGGTGCCATTCGTTGCGCTGCCGCCAAAGGCAAAACTCTCATCATCGATGAGATTGCCGATCGTCGGGCTTAGTTCATCGTGAACCCGGCCCTCCAGCTCCGCTTCGCGCAGCGCGGCGATACGATCGGCCGTGGTCTCGCCCAGATAGGACACGCCGTTTATCGAAGGCCGGATCTCGACAATTTCGTAGGTCTCTTCGCTGACCGTGTCGGTTGAGGCCGCCAGCTGCAACCAGGGGCGCAGTTGCTTTTCATTGCCTTGCCAAATGAAGTCGAACGCAATGACCTGCAGGCCAACGAACGATCGGATCACCTTGGGTGTGATCGCGCGCGGCTCGGTCGTATTGTCGGTCTTCTGAACCTGGAAGGTGGTGGCCAAGGTGCGCGTGAAGACATCGCTGGTTTTGACCGTCACGGCCAGCGAGGCCGTATCGCCGATCTTCAGTGCACCTGCGGGAAAAGCCGAGGCCGGCACGGCCGGGCGGACGTAGGCCCCATCGCCCGTGACGCCGACCGGGATGGTGATGCCATGGCTCGTGCCCGGGGTGGCTTGCGCCCCGTTGCTGCCCAGAAAGACTGTGGGCGTTGCTTCGGCCAGATATTCGCCGAAGCTCAACCGCGTCATGAGCTTCAGCGCCTCCACATCGGCAACAGCGGCATCGACCGCAGCTTCCAGATCGGCCACCTGGCCGCTCAGTGAATCGTGCAGGATCGTGGTCAGCATCCAGGCACCCGCACCGCTGGCGCCGCTTTTCACATACAGGTCGTTATTCGCATCGACCGGGTCTGAATGGACCAGTCCCACTGTGGCATCCGCGTGCGCCAGATCGGCCTCCAGCTCTGCCCGCGTGGCATAGGCCACGTCGACCAGGACGCCCAGCGCCGCGTTGGAAATGGCGCTCTCGATCAGCGCACCGATTTCGCGCTGTTCCGATTTCTCCGGGTTGTACGGCCCGCTCGATTTCACCCCATCGGTGGCAAAGTCGCGGTAGACCTCGTTAAATTTATCTCCGATCGCGCCCATCGTCTCGTCCTCCTGGTCAGGTCACCACGGCCGTTACCGGGCCGGTGGCAGCGCTTGGGTTGTCGGCCGCGTCGTATGCGCGCGCCCAGAAATAGTGGGTGCCGGCCGCCAGGCCGGTTTCGGTGTGAGTCTTCAGCTCGCCCAGGCTGCCGGTGAACTCGCCGCCGATCTGGGTTGCCGTGCCCAGATCGTCGGCCGTGTTTGTCAGCAGCTTCACATGGTCGAAGGCGGCCTGCGGGTTGCGCCAGCCAATCACCGCCTCGCCGGCCGCGCCGGGATCTGCTGTCAGGCTGCTGGGTGCCGGCACGCTGGTGGCGGCCGTGGGGGTAATGGCAACGGTGGCGCTCCACGCACTGGTCCGCCCGCCGATCGAACGGGCGCGCACGCGCACCTCGTGTTCGACCCCGCTGTTCACCGGGCCGCTGCGCGCGCTGAACGCGGCATCGTCGACCACCATTGTCACCCATTCACCATCGGGCGTTTCACGCAGCTGCGCTTCATGGGTCAGACCTTTGCGGCCGGGATCGTCCCATGTGGCTGAAATCGCCACGCCGTTCGCATCGCCGAATGAAAGCGCCACTGCAGACAGGGCGAGGCCGGTGGGCACGGCGATGGTGGGATCGCCCTTGGGAGGGGCAGAGCTGGCGGGCGGCGTCCCTTCCACTGCCGTCGCATCGTCCAGCCAATCGCCCGGCTTTACCTGTGACAGTTCGGCTTCGATCCGCTTGGTGCGCACGATCAGCCGCAGCCGCTTGATCTCGAACCAGGCGAAGATGCCCATCGATTCGCTTTCAAGACGGCAAAAGCGGCGCCCCAGCAGGTCCAGCCCGCGCAGATCCAGCAGCGCTGTCAGATGCCAGCGATCGGGGTCCAGGCTTTCGGCATGGCGATAGCCGACGCGGATGGCCTGATTGTGGTGCGGGATGTAATTGGCCGGCAGCGACTGCGGATCGGCGTTCGGATCGGAGCCGCTGTTCGGCACGGTCAGCGTGGCGGCTTCCTGCTGGCGGTAACCGATCGCGCTTTCGGTATAGAGCACCTTTATCGCGCTGGTGCGATGGCGCGTGGTCGGCCCCTGTTCCACGCTCAGCGCCTTGATCGCATCATCGGTGATGGTGACGTTTGGTTCTTCCCACCGCCCCGCCTGGATATTCAGCTTGCCATTGGCATCCTGAAAGGCCCAGCCATCGGCGGCCTTCAGCATGTCGGCGAACACATCCTTGCGGTCTTCGTTGACCAGGGAATAGCTGGCCCAGCACCGCCAACGGGCAACGGTGCCGCCCACTGCGGCTGGCACCTGATCATCCGATACCGCGGCCTCTATCGCGATATTGGTCCAGTTTACATTGTCGTATCCACCGCCATAGCCATCGCTATCGGCCCAGTAGTTCGCGGTCACCAGCGCCCAGTTATCCGACCACGGCCAGGTGGTGGGATCGTCCACCCGCTGCGGCCCGGTGCCCAGGACGACGAACCCTTCGCCGTCGTCATAAATCACCGCCGTGCTGTCCTGGCGCGGATCGTAGCAGGAGCACCCTTTGCGCACCTGCGAATATTCGGGCACCCGCCCGTTGTAGACGGCGTTGAAATCTTCCTGATCCACCGGATCGCAGATGATCGCGGCATGGGCGCAGCCGCGCTGGCGGTGATCGGCCGTCCATTCGGGGAAGATCGCCGTCAGCTCGCCGATCGCGCTCTGGTTCGGATCGCCCGGCCGGGTGATGATATGCACCGCGCCCTTGTAGCTGGCATCGCTGATCGTGCCGCTGCCATCCACGCTCACCACTTCATCGTGGATCCGGTGCTCGATAATGGTGTTTTCGTGCCCGGTGCCCAGCGTGATGACCTTGCCCAGCGTGCCGTTCTTGCTCGCTTCGAAGCTCACCTGCCCGCTGGTGTGGACGATACCCCAGTTCTTCTTGCGCGATCCCACGGCAGCGCGCGTTTCGATCTGGCCATCCTCCGGCTTCGGCCGGCCGGGCTTGAACAGCTGGCTGAGGCCGAACATGCTGGCAAAGGTGATGGCATGGGCGATGATGGTTGCCGCCAGCTTGGACAGGCCCCATTTCACCAGTACGCCTGCTAGGGCCTGGGGCATGGCACCCTCCAGGCATATTCGGGCGCGATCCGCACGATCTCGATACCTTCCCGTCCGCGTGCGGCCATCATCGGGGCGTGGCTATCGGCCCCCGCCTTCAGGCACAGGCTGGCCGTGGGGGGATGATCTGCATTGGCAACGATGGCCAGATCGCCGCGCGCAATGCCGGCTGCGATGGGTTCACAGCCCAGCGCATCGAGCGCGTCGGCAGCAATCTCCACCACGCCATAAGGATTGCGGGCGATACGCAGCATCTGCGCGCGTGATGGGCGCGCGGCGTATCGGCGGCCGGTCAGCGTTTCGGCATAATCCAGCAGATCGATTGCGCAATTGGCATCGGGCAAGCTGAAGGGCACAGACAGCCAGCGCCGCAGCACTTCCGAAATCGCGGCCTCCATGGGCGATATGGCAAGCGCCGCTGCCATCAGTAATCGGGCCATGTGGTGGTGATGCCGCCCGCCAGCAGTCCCACGAATTCGAAACCCCGATCGCCGGGGAAGCGGGCGTTCTGATCGGCATCGGTATACATCGCATGGCGCGGCCGGCTGCGCAGGGCGAAGATCTGTTCCGCCGTCACCTCGATCGAGCGTTCACCTTCCTCGGTAAAGGAGAAGCTGGGCCGCAGCATACGGAAGGCGGCAATGGCAAAGGGCATGTCCCAGCACCGCTGGTTATAGGGGTCGGCCTCGTCGGGCTCGCCATGGAACTGGATGTAGGCGCGCACCCAGCGGCCGCGCGCTTCGGTGTTCCATTCGTCGCGGCATTTGGTCAGGATGTCCTGATCGATGCCGGACAGGGTGAACCTGGCTTCCGGCGCTTCCCCATTTATCGCCTGCTCGATACCCGTGGCATCGCCCAGCGTCCCGATGCCGAACCAGCTTTCGCCGTCATTCGTATCCAGGCGCCCGGTCTCCGCCCACAGGCGCACGGTATCGCTGGCGAATTCGAAGGCGAACAGGAACGAACATTCGACCTTCGCCCCGCCCATGTATGCGCGGATGGTTTCGGGGAACAGGCTCATAGCCCGCCCTCAAGCAGCAAGGCGGTAGGGCACATCATACGAACCGCTCCACCAGCTCCAGCGAAGGCGCGCCGTATCGTGCGCGGCGCAGCATCAGCTCGCCCTGGTCATCATCCACCAGCCCGGCGATCATCGTGGGCTTCAGCTTCAGCGGTTCGTTGACATAGGCCGATCGGAAGCTGGGCGTGGTCTCGATCGTCGCCACGCTGCCTTCCCACCACACGCGCCGCGCGATGTAAGGGTGTTCGCCCAGGCCGAAATACAGGCCCGCTTCCAGAAGCTGGCCGTATTGGCCGAAATCGGCGGTAAAGGTGCGCTGCCCCTGTACGCCGGAAACGGTCACGCCTTCCAGATCGCTGGCCATGTGCATCGCGCCGTCGCTGAAGGTCGCCCCGTCGCTCCACGGCACCAGATGCGCGCCGATCGCGCTGTCCTTCGCCCGGTGCCACAGATCGAACAGGGGCACGCGCACCGTGTTGGCCTGGCCTTCGAACAGCGCCATCATCGCGCGCCAGGCCTTCACCTCGTCGCCGAACAGATTGCCGAAGGGCAGCTTCAGCCCGAAGGGCGGGCGTATGGCGGGCGCGGCCTGGGTAAACCCGTTCAGGCTGCGCGATAGGCCCGTGGTCGCGCGCGGCGGCAGCACGGCCACATCCTGCGGCACCAGGATTTCTGGCCAATCGAAAATCATTGGCGCCGCTCCAGCGTATCCTGCACGCGTGATGCGGCGATCTGATCGTACCCGGCCACCGCGGCCTGCGCTTCGCCGCGGGCGATCTGGTTCATCTGGTCCAGCAGATCCTGTGTGACCACCGCACCGCGCAGGTCGAAGTGATAACTGGCACCGCCGCGCCCTCCCATGGCCCCGCCATTATCGTTGGCGCCTGCCGGGTCGATCCGCCCTGGCGCCAAAGGCATGAACAGGCCGGGCGCGGTGCTGCGTTCGTTCACGGCGTAAATCTTGCCCGGCGATACGGGGCCGCCTTCCGCGCGGCCGCCACCGAAGATACCCAGAACCGATGTGAACAGGCCGCCGACCAGGTCGCCCGCCCCGGCGCTTTGCAGGGCTTCCGCGAACGGGGCGATCAGCACCTGCTGGATGAACATATCGATGATGGCATTCAGGAATGGATCGTCCACGCCCAGCGCGTCGGTGATGCCATCGCGCATACCGGCGCGCAGATGCTCCAGCTCCTGGACCACCAGATTTTCGCCCCAGCGGCGCATTTCCTCCGCGCCCATATTCAGATCGTCGGAATAGCGTTCCAGCGGGCCGCGCCGGTCCAACCGCTGGCCCTCGCGCTGGGCGGCCTGCCTATCCTCCAGCAGGGCGCGGGCCTGCGCGGCATCGAGGATGCGGCCCTGCGCAATATCCTGCTCCAGCAGCTTGCGCTCGATATCCTGCTGGATCTTCAGCGCGCGGTCTTCCAGCGTAAATCGTTCATCCAGCCCCAGCGCCACGCCCGCCTGCGCATCCAGCGCGGCCGCCTGCATCGCCAGCATGTCGATTCCCATGGATATCTCGCGCTGGGTGATGCGTTCTTTCTCGGCCGCGCCCAGCAATCCCTGGTCGGTAACGATGATCTGGCCGTCCACCTGCTGAGCACGCTTGCCATACAGCAGGTCCAGATGCGCCAGTTGCGCCTTCTTCTGCTCTTCGGTGTAATCCTTGCTGTTGCGGATCTGGCGTTCGCGCTCGTCCCGCTCGGCCGCCAGCAGGTCCAGGCGAATGTTCAGCTCGTCATCGATATTCGTGGCCAGCGCCATGCGCGCCTGCAATTCCTCCTGCTGCTGGCGGGCTAGGTCGGACAGATAGCGCTTCTGGATGCGATCACGTTCATCTTCTGCGCTGCGGCCGTTTCGGGCCGAACTGTTCGATCGACCGCCACTGCCGCGTGCCCTGGTGGTGGAGGTCTCGCGCTTTTGCTCGTTCTGCTTCTGCTCGCGCAGTTCCTTCTCACCGTTGAAGATGGCTTGCTCTGCTCGCAGAATATCCTGCCGGATGCGCGCCAATTCGGGCGAGAGTGGTTCCTCACCGCCGTTTCTCAGCCGTCTGATTTCCCCCTGCCCGATGCCGGATACGCTGCTGAAGCGCTTTCCCTCGCGCTCCTCGAGGGCAAGCTGCGCGGCTTCGTCCTCGCGAAGGCGGCTCAGCTGCCCTTGCATCATCGCGATCTTGGCAGACATATCAGCCTGTGCCAGCGATTGCAGTGAATCGATAGCAGCCCAGGCGCGATCCTCGACTGCCTTCAGGGCGCTATCGGTTTCCCAGAGCTTGGCGATGAATGGGGCGAGTACAGTGGTCGCCGCGCCGACCGCGATGGGCCATGGCCCGCCAAGGAAGCTAGCAAGCCCGACCCCGCTCTTCTTGGTCGAATCAAGAGATCGGACGATCTGTAAGCCCTCGGCTGCAAAGGCACGCATCGATGGCTGTCCGTTACCGAACAGGTTGATCAGGTCCGCAAGGTTCAGGGCAAGGTCGTGAGAACTCGCCTTTTGCTGCTTGGTGGCATCTGTGTTTGTTTCCAGCGCGCCTGCCTGGGCTTCGATGGCGACGCTCAGATCCTTGCCATGCATCGCTGCAATCTTCTGCGAACTGGAGAGTTCGACCCCGGCCGCCGCTGCCGCGCGCTCGGCATCGCGCAGCCGCTCCATCGCGACCGATGCCTTCACACCTTCGCGGCCCAGTTCGGCCGTCGATTGTTCGGCGCGGCCCATCGCCTGATCCAGATCGGCCAGGGCGCGTTTGGCTTCTGCGGTGTCGCCTGAAACGACCAAGGCGGTGCGCAGCGTCATAGCTCTATCCTTCCTGCCCGTTCAGGTGCCGGGTGGCGGCGCGTTCCATCGCGCGCACGCCCTTCCACTGGTCTTCGTTCACGGTGATGCCCGCCAGCTGCAGCCCGGCCTGCGCGGCGGTGTAGTCGAGGCCCAAGTACCGGTATCCACCCAGGCCCAGCGGGGCAGTGCGCCATTGGGTGGAAATGGCGGTGAATGCCTGGACGATCGGCCAGTTTTCCTCCCACACTTCCAGCTCGCCGGTGGCGCTGCCTTCGCGCAGCTGCTCGACGATCTCGGGCGGAAACTCGAACCGCTCCGCATCATCGACTGCCTCTCTATTCCCGGCGGCACCGCCCACGATGACACGGGCCGCCGCTTCTAGTTTCCCAGGCGTTCGCCGCGCAGCGATGCAAAATAGGTGCGGGCGATCGCCTTCTTCGCCCACGGCAGGCGCAGCACCTGGTCGCGCACCGTGTCCGAATATTCCAACTTCTTGCCTTCGGCATCGCCGATATCGTGCAGCTCCACGATGATGCGCTTGAAGAAGGCCGTCTGGCTGGTCGCATCGGCCATATCGAAACCTTCGGCCTCTTCGGCATCGATCGCGCGGAAGGTCACGGCAAACTTTTGCGTTTCGAACCCGCCGTCCACGGGCACCTTGGCCTCCACATCGTGGCGGAAGGTCGGTTCCTTGGTCACTTTGAACATACGCTAAAACACCTTTCAGAAACGGCTCAGCGCCTCCCGATCGGGCGCGGCCGTGGGGAATGCTCAGGTCAGGGTGATGGTCCACTGATCATCGCCATTCGTGGGCAGCGGCGTCAGCGGCAGCGGCCATTCGGCCACGTTCTGCGACTGCTCGTATCCCGGCAGGCGGCCCAGCGAACAGGTGGGCGCATCGATCGTCACGATCTTGCCGGGCTGTGTGCCGTGCACCAGCTGCACCGCCTGGCGCGTACCGGCTTGCGAAATGGTGTACGGATCGAAGGTGGTCACGGGCAGCGCTTCGACGCGCGCTGAAATGCTTTCGCTCTTGTCGACGATCAGCATTTGCTCGCGCCCGATCAACAGGCGCTGCTGCACGTCGCAGCCCAGGTTGAAGCCGAACTGCGAAAGGACCATCGCCTGCCCGCCCACGCTGAAGGCAGGCGTGTTCTTGTCGCTCGCGATCTGAGGGACTTGGAAACTCGAAAAGTCCGGAGTTACGCGGTTCTCATCGGTGGGCGTGGTGAACAGGCCCATCAAGGTGAAGCGCGCCGTCGGGATGCCTTGCGCGTTCAGCGTGATGTTCGCAGTCCCGCGCTGGCCCAGCAGGCGATGCTGGGTTGGCCCCATCCAGAAGTAACTGCTGGCCGATTCCTGATCGTCCGTAATCGGGCTGTAGGTCACGCTGGTGCCGGGCACGATCGTCTCGGCCGCGCCGCAGGCGCGCAGCAGCGGACCCCACGCGGGCGGCGTGCCCGGCGTGCCGGAACCCTGCAATTCGACCGAGCCTGTCAGCGTGGTGTAAAGCCCGGCCGGAATGGTCTCGCTCGCACCGGATGCGGCAAGTTCCAGATTGCGGGAGATATCCTGGCCTTCCATCGGGCGCAGCTCGACATCGGTCATCAACATGGCATTGGCCGCGCCCGGCGCTGCATCCTGGCCATATGTCGCCTCGGGCTTCGTCAGGATGATCTTGGTCTTAAACTTGATCGGATCGGCCATCTAGCCCTCCTTCGTTTCGGGCTTGGTCGGCGCAGCGGCGTCTACCTGCGGGTGGGCCGGGCGCGGGTCGGCGGGCTTGGTGTGCGCTTTGCGTTCCAGCTTGCCGGTGTTTGCATCGGCCAAATAACTGCCGCCCTTTTTGGGCAGCGCGATCGGCGCGGGTTTCTTGGGCTTGGTCATGTCGTCGTGATCCTCAGCTGGTCATCCAGGGCGAAATCGATTTCGAAGATCAGGGCGCCGCCGCTCGCGCCGATCAGGTCGGCCTGGGCCAGCTTGAAGGTGCCGATCGCATCGTCCGGCGCCCATCCGGCCACGGCGTCGATCGTGGCGCGCACCAGCGGCACCAGGCCGGCCACGGCCTTGGCGCGCAGCGGATCGCCTGCCACGCGCACCACCAGCACCACCTTCACGATTTCATCGAAGGCCTGGCGGAACAGGCCGGTTGCTGCATCGGCCGCGCCGCCGCGCAGGCCGCCAGGCAGCACGAAGCCGCCTGTGCGCGGCGGCAGCCGCTTCTTCTCGATCAGTTCGGCAAACTCGCCCGCTTCGCGCAGTTCGCCCGCCAGATCCGGCACCTGCGCCTCGATCCGGGCCTTGACCTCTTCGATGCGGAAGGGCGCGCTCATATGAAGCCCTTCAGATTGTCTTCGGTGAAGGGGCGTTCGCGGTCATTGGTGCGCACGCCGCTGCCGCCCGTGCCTTGCGGCTCCACACCTTCGGCGGGCAGGCGGATGGTGCCGGCCGCGATTTCGCGCAAGGCCCGCATGGCATCCTTGTAATCCTCGGCAATCTTTGTGTCGGGCTCGTAAGTGTGCAGTTTGTAGATCGCGATCGCCGCGGCCAGATCCGCCAGCAGCGGCGGCGTGGTGGCCAGCGGCAGCTTGTACCGCCCGGCCAGATATCCATCGATCACGGCATCCGTATCGGCGATCGCGCCATCGACCACGCCTGCATCGACCGCGCCCGACCCGTCGCGGTCGGCCAGATCCAGCAACAATTGGTCGCCGAAACGCGCGGTCAGTTTGGCGAGGTCGGTATAGGGCATGGATCAGCGCAGCTCTGCTTCGATGCGCTCGGCAATATCGGGCGGAAATTCGTCGCCTTCGGCCAGATGAAGAACTCCCTCGAGCGTTTCGATAACTTCAGGCGGAACCGGCTCCTCAATCCCATCGGGATGAAGAATGACTACGCGCAGCCTTGCTTCATTGAGAATGGCAAGGAAGTGACGCATCCCGGCAGCGTTGTTTTCAAAGTCCTGCAGGCGCAGGGGACGTGGCTGGGCGTCGAAGCGATAACCGCCGCGGCGGAACCCCTTCTTGGGGCCGGTCACCACCAGCACGGGGACATCGTGTTCGGCGACCGGGGGCTGAGCAGTCTCCCCCGGTTGGTTCTCTTCGCCTTGCGCATCCTTCCGATCGGGTGATGCGGTCGGCGCCTGCTCGCGAGACTCCTCGGCCTGCGCCGCCGACGCGCCTGCCGTGCCAGCGGGATCAGCAGCATCGGCGGCTTCGGCCTCCGATACCTTTGCCTCGGCGTTGTCCTCGGATGCGGCCGCACCCTCGGCTTCAGCGTCAGCCCCGTTGGCTTTGTGAATTTCGGGAATTTCTTCCGTGTCGCCCTGCAGCTTCTTCGCAGCAGCGATCCAATCGGCGAACTTCGCGCCCGGCGGCATGCCGTCCAGCTGCTCGAGCTTGTCGACCTCGGCGGCGGCCAGGTCGGCAAGCGTCTTGATACCGGCGGCCTCCAGCTTCGTCGCTGTGGCGGGGCCGATGCCGTCGATGTTGGTCAATGTGGGATCTGCCATGATCGTCTCCTGAGCGTCAGCCACCGTCCTGGCGGGGCCTGGGTGTTTTCGGCGTCGGCGCGGGGTGGGGCTGGATGCCCCACGGGCCGCGCCGGTGAGAATGCGATGGGTGCTGTTCCGGCCTACCGCTGCGCGGCTTCAAGCAGCGCAGCGGTAGGCGGAAGATCACGCGAGCCAGGGAACGACCAGCAGTTCGGCCGTGCCCTTCCATTCATTGGTTTCGCCGCCAGCAGCGTTTTCGCTGTTCAGCAGCTTCAGGCCCTTGCTCTCCAGCGCGGGCGGCACCACCAGCAGGTTCGGCTTGATGCCCAGCGGGCGGCCATAATCGCCCTTGAAGCTGGACATTGCGGCGCGGGCGATGGCGTAATTGGCGGCGTTGAGTTCCTGCTTCGAACCCCAGGCCATCTGCCAGAAGCCGAAGCCGAAATTCATGCGCGCATCGATCCCGTACAGGTATTCATTGCGCATGAAGACGTTCTCGTCCTGCTCGCGGTCGAGCGTCACCAACTTGCCGAAATCGCGGCGGACCTGCTTGATCAGCGGCTTGATGACCCGGCTGGTATCCAGCAGAAACCAGGGCGTGCCAGCGCCGCCATCGGTGTTGGCGACCGATTGCGCTTCGCCATTTTCGTCCAGCACCGGATGATCGGTGTCGAAGAAATACTGGCCGTCATAGCATTCGGTTGCGAACCCGGCCTTCAGCAGATCCCAAACCAGCTGCTCGGGATCGAGCACGCTGGCCTCGCCGATGCCTTCGAACAGCATGGAATAGTGGCCCAGATTGTCGGTTTCGATATCATCGCGATCGACGCCGACGGTCAGTTCGAACGGCTTTTCCTTGATCGCATAATCGTGTTCGGAAATATTCTGGATCACGCGGTCGCCGATCCATTCACGGATCTTGGGCATCTTGCCCAGCCACCCGTACTTCTGTTCCTTCTGGCTGGCCTTGACGGTGGTGGCAATGCGCGGGGCCATGGGCTCGGCCGCCTGGGCCTGCCCCTTTTGCATCGCGGTGGAATAGCCGGTGCGCAGTGCGGCCAGATTGGCGCTATTGATGATCATGGTGTTCGATCCCCTTAGTGCGTGATCCAGACGCCCTGGGCGTCCACATCGTAAATTTCGCCAGCGGCAGAGCGGGTGCCCGTGCCATCGGTCAGGGCCACGGTTTCATCGTCGACGATGTAGGCCGTCTTCCCGATGTCCTCGGGGCTGATTTCGTCCGCGCCCGCGCTGTTGGCCCAGCGGAACGTGCCCTTGTGCACGTCGATCCGCAGATCGCCTGCTGCACCCCCGGTGTTGTCCACCTGGGCTTCCGCCCGGCCCACTGCGGTCAGCGTGGTGGCAACCGATCCCGGCACGGCGTTGCCTGCGGCATCGATGGCCGTCAGCGCACCGGCATAGATTTTGGTATCCGCCGCCAGCGGAAAGTTGCGAATATCGCCTTCCTTGCGCGGCGTGTTGCGATCGGCGGAAAGGGCCATGTCAGATTGCCTCCTGTTCCACGCCCAGTTCGGCGGCGCGGGTCTTCTTGAATTCTTCGGGGTCCAGACCCATCAGCGCGATCACGCTGTTGTCGGTATGGTCCAGCTCGGCATTGCGATCGGGTACCTGGCGCTGGTGCAGCGAAGGCCCGCCGCCAACCTTCGCCATGGCGCCGATCAGCGTTTCGGTGCGCTGCGGGTTTTCCTGGTGCATGGCGATGTAGACATCGCGCTGCGGCTTCACGCCCACGCGGCCTTCCTCGATCGCCTTGTCGACAAAGGCCGTGGCGGCATCGAGCGTTTGTTTCGCCTGCAACGCGGTAAGCCGCGTGGTCACATCGCCCAGCTGGCTTTGCAGCGAGGTGATGATTTCGGTCGTGCGATCGTCATTGCCGGCCGCCTGCAGCGCGGTGATGGTCTCGGCGATATCGCCGTCCTCGCCGATCCCCAGCTGCTGGCGGATCGGTACAAGCGCGCTCTGCACCGCGGTTTCGACATCGGCTTCCTTGCCCGCGCCTTCCATCGCCTTGCGCAGCGCAGCTTCGATCGCCGCATCGTCGGCTTCCCTGTCGAGCTTCAGCAGCTCGATCAGCAGTTCGCGAAAGTTCATGCTCGTTTCCTTCTGGTGCAGGGCCGTCAGCCCTTTGAGATTCGGGACGTTGACCAGGCTCGCGCGGGCGATGCCGACGATCTTCTTGTCCCTGGTGTGCAGGATGGCTGGCGAAATGCCGCGATACGCCTTGTCCGCGCGCAGCTGGCGGCCGGTGCCCGTCCATTCGACCAGGCCCCAAATCCCGTCGGCGCGGGCCTGCAGCTCGACGATCCAACCGCGTGCAGGGGCGCTATGGCCCTTGGGCGCGGCAAGATCGGTGGAATGGCACTCGTCCAGCACCAGGCGCTCCCCATCGCCCAGGCTTGCGGCCGCCAGCGCTTCGTAATCGTCGACCGTATAAGGGCCGCGGCCATCGCCCGTGTGGATCTCGCCGCCGCCGGGCAGCAGGTGCAGCCATTCGCTCGCACCATCCCCCTCAGGCTCGCTGAGCGGGAGGGCATTGCAAAGGGCAAGGGCGCTTTTCGTCGTCACGAATGCCTGATTGGCACCGCGCACGTTCCGATGGCATGCCCGCCATGGCGGGCATCGGTGCGTTTATCTGTGGGGAAGGGCGGGCAGGCGATTCGCCGCAGGCGCGCCATCTGGCTGCCACAGCAGGGGGGCGTCTGGCAATGCGGTTATGCTGGGCATGGCGGCTGCGCGCCCTATTGCTCGAACAATCCTTCCAGGTGTTCCTCGGCGATCGCCACGATCTCCAGCTCTTCCTCGTCGGACAGGTCCAGCCAGCGCCGGGCGGGGATATTGCCCCAGGGCAACGGATTGCCGCGGGCATCGCTGCCGAACGATCCTTTGGCTGCGCCCTCCTGCATCGTCCGCGCGTAAGCCAGCGATGATCCGATCACCACGCCATCTTTCGATACGATGCGTTGGATCTGGTGTGAAAGCGCTTTTGAAGGGCCTATCAAAGGGCGATTAAGCGTGCCGTAGCCAAGCCGTTTATACCGATCCAGCGTGCCTTGCGTTTTCGGTGCCCAGGGCTTGCCATCCGGATCGCTGCCGCTGGCAAAACGCTGGCGGCGCTGATCCAGCAGGTAATTGCCGATATCGGTATAAACCGGCGTCATATCGTCCAGCGATCGCATCGCCTCGCGCAAGGCCTTGCGGGCTGCCTCGCCATTGAGTTCATAATCGAACATGCCTATATCTCCTGGGAACGCGCGGATCGGGCCGCCCGGCCAATAACCGGGAACGGATCAGGACGTAGGCTTCGGGCCGCGCTTTTTCACTTCGATGAACAGGGTCTTCAGCGCCACCGTGCGCCGCATCCGGCCGCGCGCCACCCAGCGGGCCACGAAGGTATCGTTGCCGATCGTCAGACGCTGTTCGAACAGATCCTCGCCCATGTCCGATTTACCCGGCAACCGCACCAGCTTGCCCGCGCTGGCGATCTTCGGCAGCTGCGCGTAATCGGCAATCGTCACCGCGCGCTGGTTGCTGCGCCATTCCTTCAGCGCATCGCCATGTTCGCCGCGCACATGGCCCACGGCCGAAGCGTCCAGGCTGAAATCGAAGCCATCGACCGATCGCCCAAGCTCGGCCTCGATCGCGCGCGCCTGATCGCTGCGCAATCGGCCCAGCGTGCGCGTGGGCGGTGCGGGCAGGTCTGGCCTGGGCTCCAGCACCTGCGCGGCATAGCGGCGGGCATCGGCCGCAGTGCCGGGCAGCGCGCGGTAACTATCGGCCAGGGCAGCGGCGGTCGTCGCTGGCAGGCTGGCCATGAACGCCTTGCCGATCTGGTAATCCCACGCGCCAACCTTGCGCGCCATCGCCTGGATCGTTTCCGATACGCTGGCGCCCGGCGCATAATCCCAGCCCTTGCCTATGCCTGGCGGCGCGCCGGTCTTGGGATCGCGGGCGTTCCACCCTTCGGGCAATTTCTTGCCAGGCACGCCGCCCACACGCTTGATACCGCGTTCGCTCCGCGCCCCCACGACATAGCAGGAACAGCCCCAGTCGCTGGGCGGGTAATGCGTTTTCCAGAACGGGTGATCGGGCGGCAGCGGGGTGCCATCCCAGCTCAGATGGTGCGGCCGCGGCTCCAGGCTGCCGCCGTGGCGATAAACCCACCACTTGTAATTTTCCGCCTGCAACTGCGCATATCGCCCGGCCGCATAGCTGGTGTAGGAATTGGTGCGATAGATCACGCCCACGCGCCATGCCTCGCCGCCCGTGCTGCCTTCGCCCGCCCACCCGGTCCAGCCATGGCGCTTCACGATCGCGCGAAAGTCGCGGCGGAAATCTTCGATCCCGCGCCCTTCGGCAATCGCCTTGTCGACCGCGGCCGCGAGGTCGGACAACAGATCGGCCTTGACCGCGCCAGCCACCATGAACGCATCGTCATGCGCCGCGCCGGTGATATCGTCCCACCGCTGGGTCGGTACCTGGTTGGCCAGCTTGCGGCGGAAAAAGGCGACCTGTTCGGTAAACGGCCGCCCCAGCGCGCCAGATACAGCCGAAGGATGCTGGTCGCTGTCGCCGGGCATTACGCGCTCTCGTCGGCCAGATCGCTCCGCCCGGCGGCATGCGCGGCCGCCAGACCCCCGGCGATGACATCGGCCAGCGCGCCGCTATCGATATCGCCGAACGCGCTCCCCAGCATGGCGCGGAATTCGTGCAGGTCGTTTGCGCGCTCCAGCATGGTCTCGATCGTTTCGGCCATCTCGCGAATATGGCGATCGCCTGCCTGGGCCAGCTGCAGCGCGATGATTTCGGCAGGGTGGCCGGGCTTTTGCCGGGCATGCAGCGTCAGGGCAGATCGTTCGGAGCCTGCACGTGCGGGATCGATCCCGATGGCCGAGCTTTCGGCGCGCGGCGCGGTCAGGATTTCGTCGTTCTCGCCGGGATCGCTCAGGCCGAACTTGCCGCGGATCTCGGTTGCGCTCACGCGCAGACCCAGCGGCACCATTTCCTTCAGGCTTTCCGAAAGCAGCTTCAGGTCTTCGGGTTCCGGCCGCGCAATTGTTACTTTGGGGTATGCCCCGCCAGGCCCGAATTCCAGATCGCACCACGGGCGCACCAGATCGCGGTTCAGCACGGCCGATCCGCTTTTGCCGTCCGCCTTTTCGATATCCTCGCGCACATCGTTATGCGCATCCGCCTGGCCCGATCCCAACCCGCCGGCCTGCGCATCGGTGGTGTTGGTCTGGCCCAGAACGGCCTTGGATATCTGCCGGTCCAGCCAGTCCGCCCGTTTTTCGTAAAGCGCCGATCCGGCGGTAACGTTGCTGGCCTCGACGAAATCGATTTCCATGCCGTCCGGAATGATCGCCGCGCAATCGCCCGCTATATTGGCCACCGCGCGGTACAGCGTATCGCGATCGTCCTGGCTGGCACTGGCATGATATTTGCCCACGCGGATCGGTTGCCCATAGGTCTGCGTGAAGATCGCCCAGTCGCGCTGGGTATATGCCTTGAACATCCAGCTCCACGCGGCAATCCGCGCCAGGCCGGAACGGATCGGCAGCCCGCTCTTCGCCTTGATCTGCATCTGGATGAACTTGAAACCGGGCAGCGGAATGTCTTCGCCCCGGCCATCCTCTCCCCCGCGCAGCATCGGCGTGCGGCCATCGGGCGCATATCTGAAGAACCGCGGATCGCACCGTTCCAGGCGCGCGGGCTGGTATTGCCCTTCGCTATGGTCCCAGATGATTTCGGTCCACGATATCCCTTTGCCGACCGCGTCCAGGATATCGAACATCTCGTCCGCCAGTTCGTCGCGCTTCAGCCATTGGGTCACCATATCGGCGCGGCGCTGGTCTTCCGCGCTGTCCGAAGCCGGCTCCACGGTGATGTCCAACTGGCTGACGGCGCGTTTGCGCGTGCCCAGCACGCCCACATAATGCAGGTCGCGTTCCTCGATCTGTTCGGCCAGCTCGAAATAGCTCAGCGGTTCGCCCTGGTCCGCTTCGCGCAGGATATTGGCCAGTCTGATCGGGTTCAGCCCATCGGCGGGATAGCCGGCGATCGGCTGCCGCACGCCCGCCAGGGTCGGCCCGGCAACCTCGCGTGTCAGCACCGCCTTGCGCAGCGGATTGCCCCATTGATCGACCAGCCCCGTCATTTTGGAATGTCCCTTCGGTTTGAAATACCCCCTAGCGGCGATTTTAAAGGGCCTGAGAAGGCAGGTGATTGAGAATTGGCTGTCATGGGGCGCTGGCCCCGCTCAGCGGCCATTCTCGCGCAATTTCTCATAGCGCCCCCAATCCGCGGCCTGCGCCCAATGGCTGGCGCCACCAATTGCGCCTTTCGCCATCGTCGTCGTCATCGTCGCCATATCCGGTACCCGCGCTGCTTTTTGCCGGGCGGTATGCATAATCGGGGATCGTCTCGTTCATGCTGGCGGCGTGGAAATTCCACAGGGCGATCGCGCCGTCGCCGTGCCGCTTGCCGCCATCGGTGCCTTCATTGCGGATGTGGCTAGGCATCTTGGCCACCCCGCCGATCGTCTGCAGCTGGCGCAGGTCGCCGCGAATGTCGGCATCGGCCGGGATCAGGATCGTCCCGTCCTCGAATGCTGCGCGAAAGCGCGGCCCGGTCTCGCGCCGCCAGGGATCGGATGGCATCAGTTCCACGATCCGCTCCGGCCCGTATCGCTGGGCCGCTTCCTGCGCCAGCGCCATGCCGTTGCCATTGGCATCCAGAATGCCGCCGCCGAACCGGTTCAGATCCATCACCAGATCGACCGCCCAGAACAGCGCCTGCTTTTGCTGATCGTATGGGCACACCGCCATTTCGATGATCAGCGGCACGTGGCGCTTCAGTTGCTGATCGGTGTACCCCAGCGCCAGGCAGGTGCGGTCCTGACGCATGGCGAAATCCTCGCCCAGGAACCAGGTGAACCCCTGCCCGGCGTATGCCTTCAGCACCGGGCGCACCTGTTCCTCCAGCCACATCAGCATTTCCGTGCGGCGCAAGCGTTCGGGCCAATGGGTGAATTCGCCCATCACCTGGTGGCGTGGCGGCGGCGCCCAGCGCCGGACGCTGTACCTGTCGGTGCTGCACGCCTCGATCCAGGCCAGCGGCAGCAACACGCCTTCGCCTTCGCGCGGGATTGCGTCCAGTTCCTCGCGCATGGCTTCCACCCGGCTGCCATAGGATCGCCGCACCATGCGATACCAATCGGCCTTGCCTTCGACCGTCGGCTCTTCGCCCTTCATCAGGCAGACGCGTTCGTACAGCCCGTTCTCCACCGCATCATCGAAAGTGATTTGGTGGATGGAATAGTCGTACTGCCCAGCCTCGCTCTCGCGGATCAGCTCGTTGAACGGGTTGAGGTTGCCGTTGTGGGTGGAAATGATGCGGATAACGCCGCCCCAGATCAGCAGTGCGTTACAGGCATCGATCACTGCGGCAACATTGCGGTGATATGCCGCCTCGTCGATAATCACGCGCCCCTGCAAGCCGCGGATATTGGCCGGGTTGCTGGACAGGGCCACCACCTCGTGCCCCGATGCAAAGCGGATGCGATAGGCGGCGATCTGCTTGCTCGATCCGTCTGGCTGTACATCGTCGAACAAGAATTCGTCGACCGTCAGCAGTTCCTTGGCCACGTGCCGGGCAAAGCCCGCGCAGGTGCGGATGAACTCCAGCCCTTTGTCCTTCGTATCGCCGATGTAATAGGTCGACATGCCGCCCGCGCTCTTGGCGGCGGCCGCGATCAGAGTGGTATCCAGCGCTTCGGCAAAGGTGATGCCGGTACGGCGGCCTTTCTTCGCCAGCTTAAGCGGCGATGTATCCTCGATCCACGCCTTCTGGTGCGCCATCAATATGCCATCGGCCAGCGGGTCCAGATCAGCAGGCGGCACCATGCCCGGCACCCAATCGTCGATCGGCGATCGCGGCGGCGCCTGGTCGGCAGTGGGAAGGGTATCAGCCTCCACCATCACTTAACGCCCAGGAACTCGCGCCGCATCTGGGCGATCGCTTCGGCCGAAAGCCCGGCTTCGCGCACCACCTGTTCGGCCCGATCGGCCGCGGCTTCGACCTGCTCGGAAACGCGCCGCTCCAATTGCTTGCGATATTCGTCCGATTTGGACTGCGCACCAACCGCCGATTGCAGCGATCGGGAAAGCTCCATGATTTCCTTCGTGCTCAGCTCGCCGCCTTCCAGCGCCTGATAGGCGGCGGTCTTGATCATCTCCGCCACCATCACCGTCACTTCGTCCGGGCCTTCCGGACCCAGCGTTTCGACCAGTTCGGATGACATGCGGCGCACTGCATCCAGCTGCCGGAACTGGCGCGCCTTACGGATAGAATACCGGCCGAACGCGCTCTTGCTGATCGGATCGATGCCCTTATCCGCCAAGCGCAGGTTGAATTCTTCCAGGATCGTGGTTTGCGGCAGCTTGTTTTCGCGCAGGCATTCCAGCGCCCAAACGATATCCTCTTCCGCCTCTTCGGGCAGCATGTCGATCGTCGAAAGGTGGCCGCGTCCGCGTGCTTCGCGCTTCATGCGCCCCCTCCCGGCAGATCGGCCTTCGCCTCGGCCGCAGCCAGCAAAGCTTCGTCGATAGCATCGGCAGTAGCACCAAGGATCGTGCGTCCCTTGGCGTGGGCGCCCAGCTGGCCTTCGATCTGGCGAAGATCCTGGGCAATGCTGCGCCGGAGCAGCGGTATTCCCTCGCCTTCGGCAATCGTGTCACCGCTGGCGGCGTCGATATGCTCGATCTTGTCATAGGTGAGGGCGGCGATCAGGCGTTCGATCGCGTCCAGGGCCTGCGTGGTCATGCGCCCCTCCGCCGACTGCGCCGGCGCCAGGCCAGCTCGATCGCGTCGACGCACAGAAACACCAGCGCAATCACCAACAAGGCAGGCCAGACGCTGGCGATCGCCAGCGCCACCCACCGGCGCAGGTGCAGTTTCACATTCAGGATATCCAGCGCGAGGAGATACACCAGCCCCGCGCCGATCAGATAAACGATGATGCCCATGGCGTTGTCCATGTCATTCCGCCTCCGCCGGGCGGGTGACGCCTTCGATTACCGCGCGCTCTTCCAGATGATTGCGGCCCAGGCGTGTGATCGTGGCGATCGGCGTCTGACCGGTGGATCGCAGATCGATAGCACCCAGCGCTTCCAGCTTGCGCAGCTGGGTCATGATCCAGTCGCGATCGCGTGCCAGCCCGTACACGTCTAACGATACCTGAATTGGCTTGATAGTCAGGCTGCCGTTCGTTTGCGATGCCAGTTCGCGCAGGATTTGCAGGCGGGCATCCGCCTCGATCCGGCCGCGCACTTCTTTGCTCAGCCCCATCACTCCATCCCCTTATTCACGATCACATCGTACAGCCGGTCGACCTGCCGGGCCGTGATCTTGGTCTCGCTTGCGATCGTGCTGACTTCGCGCGCCATGCCATCCTGCTTGTCGCGAATGCCGGGCAGCTGCGTCCCGATATTCTGAATCGCGCGGCTGTTGCTTTCCACCTGCTCCTTGAGCGCGGGCAGCCATCCCAGCTTTTCGGCCACGTCTTCGCGGTGTTCCTTCAGCTCGGCAAAAAGCGTGCGCACGTTTTTCGAAAGCGCCTCGATCGCCTGGTTGCTCAGCGCGCGGTCGCGGCGCATGGCTTGCAACTCTTCGTCCACCTTCAACAGCGCGCCGGCAAACTTCTCGGTCTTTTCTTCCTGGGCGCGCAGCTCGGCCTCGATACGGCGCACGTCTTCTGCCGATGCGCTGCTTTCCTGCAGGCGGCTGATCCGCTCACCGAAGTCGGATAACTTGGTGCCCAGCGCCTTCATTTCGTGGCCGAAATTGTTGACTTTGTGCTGCACCGTCCCGGTGCTTACCGGGTTGGCCGCGCCGCCCCGCCAGACCGCCACGCCGATCCCGATCACGATGAAGGCGATGATCGCCAGCTCGATCAGATTGCCGCTATCCATTATCCGCGTCCCCGTCCTTCGATGTCTTGAACAGCTTGGCAAAGGCACCCCGCGCGCCTTCGAACCCGGCCTTCACCGTTTCCTTCACCTGGTCGCCCAGCAGCTCGATCAGCGAAAACCCGGAAAAGCCCAGCCCGATCGAAAGAACGAAAGCGAACAGCCATCCCGGCCGCGCCTCCACGATCCACAGCTGCACGGCCACCACCATCAGCAGGCTGACCACCAGAAATCGCGGCGTGCCCAGCGATCGTTCTTTCGGCAGCGCCAGAAACCGCGCGCAAGCCACGCCCAGCAGGCCCAGCGCAGCGGTGATTATCGGTATTTCCACACCGCCCAGCAGCAGCACGGTTTCCGCCTGCGGTGCCGCCTTATCCAGCGGTACGCTTGCCAGCGCCGCAACCGCCCAACTGGCGGCGAACTTGTGGAAGGCCACGGGTCCCTCGATCATCGCGCATGCCTTTCACGGCTGGTCTGGCAGGGCATGCACCGTGTTGCGCTGGGCAGCGCCGCCCGGCGCGCAGCGGGGATTTCCTCACCGCAATCCTGGCAGAACTCGTCGCCCTTCAGCGCCAGCTTCGCCTGCGCGCGCTGGATCGCGCGCTCGCGCTCGGCATCGGCAAAGGCGCTGCTGCTTTCGATCGCGCGTTCACCCAGCTCCATCACTGCGGCTCCGCTGCATTGGGATCGATCGCGGCCTGGGCCAGCAACCAATCGATCAGCGCGTTAATCTGGATCGCTTGGCCTGTGGCGATCACATCGCGTTCTAACTGTTCGGCCGGGCTTCGCCCGAAGGGGGCAGAAAATCCACGATCACCGGCCGCTTCAGCAGTTCGGCCGGTGGCAGTGGAAAGGCCGGGCATTTCGCCACTTCCGCCCGCACCGGCAGCACCGGCTCCGGCTCGTAACTCTTCGCGCAAGCGCTCAGCGCGGGCATGCAGGCCAGCAAGCTGACGGCGATAATCTGCTTCCACCGCATCGGTTATCTCCTGTTGTTCGGCCTTCACACGCTCGATGCGCTTCTGCTCCTGGCGCGCGGCCTCGGCCTGGGCCTCGCGGTAATCGGTCTTGGTTTTTTGGTGGGCAGTGCGCTCGGCATTGCGCTCGCCGATTGCCTTGTCGCGCTGCTCGCGCAGGTTGGGGTCGATCACGAAAATGTGCCCCAATGCGAGGATGCCAAGCATGAGCAGAGGGCCGTTCCGCCAATCGCTCGTCACCCAGTCGATAATGCCGCGTGCAAGGCGCTCGATCAGCTTGAGCAGGCCCATCGCCCATCCCAGAAGCGTGCCGATCATCGGCCCAGCCTTTCGGCCCGGTTCAGCCAGCCCTTCAGGAACCGCGCCTGGCTGGGGTTGCGGCGCACGATCGCCATGTAGCGATCCTTCACTGCCTCGCGGTATTCGATCACCAACTGGCCGGGGTGCCGCGCCCACATCGAATCGAAGGCGCTGCGGGTCCGCTCACCGATCTGCCCGTCGACCTTCAACGGGATGGTGCGGTATCGGCCTGCGCGCAGCACGGCGTTGATCGCCCGCTGCAGCAGCTTCTTCGCCGCGTGGTTGCCGCCGTTCACGCCCTGGTCGAACAGCATTTCCCCGATCGGCTCGGGGAAGCTCTCGCATTCCAGCACTTCCCAGAAAGATCGCTTGTACAGCGATTTCGCATCGCCAACGGTCAATCGCCGGATATCGGCGCCGTCGATATCGCCGTCCATGTCCAGGTCGAAATCGGCGTACCCGTCCAGATCCTCATCGATCTGGCCTTCGGCTTTTAGGAAGCGCAGCGAAATGCCGTATTTGGTCGCCCCGCCGCGATCCACCGGATCGTCGACGAAACCGCCCTCGATGCCGAGCAGGTCGGCAAAGGCATGTTCGAACCGCTCGCTAAAGGCGGTGACCACGATCGGTTCGGCGGGGGTTTTCTCGGCGTCCATGCAGGCCGGTGTACGGTTGGCACGCCGTGGATAGCATGCCCGCGGGCGCGGGCATGGCGGTCAAATCTGGAAGGAAAGCTGGGCGCTGCCCTTGCCGGGCGGGTTGTCCATGCGGTCGAAAATCTTATCGACGCCCGTTTCCGTCATGCCCAGCTTCGTGGCGATTTCGCCATTGGAATCGCCCTGGGCGCGGTAATGCCTCGCGCGGATCGTCCGGGCAAGGGGTACGCGGATCATCGCCGGCGAATACAGGTTGGTCAGCTTGCGCGCGCGCTCTTCGCCCAGCGCCTTGAAAATCGGGTGGTCGCTCTGGATATCGCCCGGCACATATAGCCGCCGCCCGCCGAAATTTTCGGCCAGGGCGATCAGGCCCTCTTCACCCAGCAGGGCGCTCAGACTGGCGGTCAGCTCTTCGCTCATTGGCGCAGCGCGGCCGCATGTTGGCCGGGGTGTATGTCGGGCAGAACGGTGGTCACCTTTTCGCCCCGAACCACGAAGACCAGTCCGTCGATGCGGACCAGATAATCGTGGGTGCTCATTGTCCGGGCGGCTTCGTGCGCACGGGCAAGGGAAGCCTCGATGCTCTCGCGCATCTCTTCGATTGCCACGCCGCCGCCACGCTCCAGGAAGCGGATCATCGCGTGATCGGTCATGCGCGGCCCCGCCATCAGCTTGCCGCCGCGATCGCGGTGACAATGGCCGCCAGAACCGCGCACACCGTGATGGTGATTGCCGCCCGTAACCGGCCAGGTGCCGGGCGTTCCCGGCGCCCCAGCTCGGGCAGTTCCAGCCATCCCAGCGTTTCGTATTCGCGCTTCAACGGGCGCTCGTTAGGCTTGAACACGGCGGTTCTCCTTTTCTCGGCGATTGCTCGGCCCTGGCGCGCCAATTCTGCAGCGCGCCCAGCAGGCCGCGGCCCGATCGCGCGGTGATGCCCACCAATGCGATCGATGCGCTGTTCCCGCTCCAGATCACTGTCGCGCCGATCGCGGCCAGTTCCTTCGCGGCATGGGTTTCGACCTCGCGCTTGCGCAGTTTCCAGGCGGCGTAGTTCGTGTGCACGTACCCCTTGGGGCGCGCGGCCTCGATGCGCCGCAGCGGGGCAATGGCCACGCGTTCCACCTGGCGCAGCAGGTCCTTCGTCACCGCGCTCATGCTTCGGGCACCGGGTTGGCAAGTCTGCGCAGCTTATCGCCCAGCGCTTTGGCCAGGCGGCCGTAATCCTCGGCCGTGTATCCCGTTTCGGTGGCGCCGGTATCGATCCCGCACAGCCGCTTGGCTGCCACGTCCAGATACCAGTCGGCCGGAACGTGGCCGCCTTCCTTCAGCTTGGCCAGGATCACTTCGCACAGGTGCATCTGCAGCTCTTTCGGGCTCAGCTTGTGCCCGTCATGCGCCGCCGTCTGGCGCCAGCCATGGCGCAGCGCCATGGCCTTCAGCGCCTCGATCAGCTTGTAGGCTTCGCGCTGGTTGGCCCAGTTCAGCTTGGTGCATCCCAGCTGTCGCCGGGCGAATGCTTCCAGCGCCTCTTCTGCCGGGTTCTGCACCACGTTCAAATGGTGCAGGCTGATCCACAGCGCGCGTGCCTTGCGGGCCATGGGGTGCGTTGCCGCCTTCTTCCCTGCCTTTGGCAGCGGTTTGAAGCCCAGCTTCTTCAACCGCTCGAGCACGCGCGAAAGCTGGGCCTCACTGCAATCGCCCGCGCTGGCGTGGCCGGTCTCCTCGAACAGCAGCTGGCGATAATCGTCCTCGTCCATTGCCAGTTGCTTTTTCGCGATGTGGATCTTGGCCAGCATCGATCGGCGGCTCTGCGCCGACCTGTCGAATGTTGCGGGGCGCGCGGCGACTGCGGTCATTGTACGGCTCCTTGCGGTTCGGCACTTTCGGCCAGAAAATCCGTGAACCTTGCGCACAGCGTGGCGAACGCGGGGTCGTGATCGCGCAGGATGGCGGCGGTGTTCGCGGAATTGATGATCGTCGCGTGGTCGCGGGCGCCCAGCAGCTCGCCGATGGTGGGATAGCTTGCTGGCGGAGCCCCCGTGTGGTTGCGCATGATCCAGGTGAACAGCGCCCGTGCCCTCACCAGCGGCGCGTGTCGCCGTTTAGACTTCAGCTGATCAGGGTCGATCGCCAGTTCCTTCCGGACATAGGCGAAGGCGAGCAGCCCGGCCCAATACGTTTCTGCTCGAAGCAATCGCATTTCAGCTCTCCAGCACGGCCGCCAGCCCGGCCAACAGGCACGCGGCGGCGGCAAGGATTGCGGGAAGGGCCATCGCCTCGCGCAGCGCGGCTGCTTGGCCCTCGAGGGCGATGAACTCGGCGATCGCCCGGCGGATAGGGGCTGGCACCATCATGTGCCCATCGCCCGGTGCGAAACCTGCGCCCAGGCGTCCTGGACGTGGCTAACGTTCAGTTCGGTGTGCTCTGCCGCGGCCAACATTTTTGCCAGCTCCAGCGTAAACGTCGCTCCGCGCAGCGCGCCGGGCAGCATGGCGATCCGGTGCACCTCGCGGGCAACATCGGGGTCCATGATACCCCACGCGTCGAGCATCGCGTTGATGTCGTCGGCAAGCGGTTTCGGCGTCGTAAGTGAATTTGCGAGCCTGCTGAACAGCTGTGCGAAGGCTGCCTCGCGCGTTCCACCGTCTACTTTTTGCTGGACGCGCTGATTGCCCAGCACCGCAATCCCCATTCCGGTTTCGTCATGCCAGTGCCGCGCTTCCTCGATCGATTGCACAGTCAGATGCTGGGCCTCGTCCAGGATCAACAGCGGATCTTCCAGCTTCGATGCGCGATCCTTGATCTGCATCGACATGCTCATGAGGTCGCCTGTGGGATTAGTGACGCCCATGGCAATCAGAACGAGCTTCTGCATCGCGCGGATGCCCGATGTTGCCGGGCTGATCGTCGCGAGAAAGACGTTGGAATTGCACGCACGAAAGTGCTTGGCTGATTCCGTCTTGCTCATCCCAGGCCCCATCGCCGCCATGACGATCCGGCCTTGCTTTCCCCAGCTCAACAGGCTGATAAGTCGCAGGCTGGTCGGCGTCGGGTAATACTCCGGTATTTCGACCCTTTTGATGCTCAGCGCAGCTTTGGCCGCCATCGTCTGGCGATAAACGAAGACCTCTTCGGCGATCAGTTCGCCCGGCGCCCCATATTTGTTATGGGCAAACAGGCTCAGCGTGCTGCCCGATCGGCCGATGCGCGCCTCCAGCTGCTTCCAGCTCAGCCCCGTCTCTTCCTTGTGCTGGTTCAGCCAGGCGCGCTGCTTTTCGACATCGATCTGCTGTTTCTTTGGATGGTTCATGCTACCCGTGTCTCCGTCCTTTGTTGGGCACGGCGCGCGGGGGCGGCTTCCAATCGATCCCCGTGCGCCAAATTCGTCATTTCTCGTTGTCGACCGCCAGGCTCAGCGCGTGGAACACGCGGCCCTGCAGCTCTTCTCGTTCTTGGGTCTGTGTCTTCACGGCCGCTGCAGCGCCTGCGGTTCCGCGGTGGCGGGCAATCCGGATCACTGACGGGTCCGGAGTGCGCGGGCGCGGTGCATCGGGCTGCATCGCGGCCACCTGATCGGCATCCAGCAGCTCCTGCGCCTCGATTGCCGCCTTGGCCGCCTTGCGCGCGTCGGCAGTTCGTTTCGCGCTGCGCTGGGCGCCCTGGGCATCGAAAAACCCGGTATCGGCGATCACCGGCGCGCTGCCCAGATATCGCCCTTGCAGATCGTAAGCGTGGATTTCGCTATGCAGATTGTCCGGGTCGAACCGCACGGTGACCTTCTGGCCTGCCAACGCGCCGATTTCGGTGGACCAATACCGATTGCCGAACAGCGCGATTTCTCCCGTGGCGGCGTTCACCTTCTTCTGGTCGGCTGCCAGCAGCGCCATGCGCAGCTGCGCATCGTCGGCCTTTTTGATCGGCGAAATCGCGTAGCTTTCGGCGAATGTCCGATCGAAGCTGCGCCCTTTGCACACCCCGCCGCGGCGACCTCGCCGGGCGTTGTGATCGCGCACGCCGTTTTCGACATGGGCAACGAACGCGTCCCATTCGATCGCGCGCGATCCGTAATTGTCGGGCTTTGCCTGGGGGCTGTTGCCGGTATAGGCGCCTTCCATCGCCGGATGCTTGGCGATCCGGTCGCACATATCGCGAAAGGCGCGTTCGATCGGCTTGGACTGCCCGCGATAGGGCAGCGCCCAGTGGATATCGATTCCCAAACCCGTCAGCAGGCCGGTCGGGTCCTCGTCGCGGATCTTGAACCGGTACCGCGTCTTCGCGCCGCCGGTTATCCACTTGCTGGCAAACCCCCGGCCATTGTCCAGCACACAGGCCAGCGGAATGCCGAACTCGCGGAACAGATCGGCGAAGACCAGGCGCACCGTGGCGGCATTTTCGGTCAGCGACAGGCGCCAGGCCACCACCTTGCGGCTGTAAATGTCCTGGATTGCCACCATGATGGGCCGGATCGGCTTGCCGGTCTCGGGCGATCGCACGAAAACATCGAACTTGTGGCCGTCGATGTTCACGCATTCCAGGGCGTGCATATTGGCAACCGATCGGCGCTGGGCCGGCTGCGCACGGCGCAGGGCTTCCGGACCCTTTCGCTTAAGAACCAGCACGTCTCGCGGCACTTCGCGCTCGAAACGCCTTCTGAACGTGCGTTCACAAGGGATTGAAACGCCTTTTTCCGCCGCGATCTTGGCCACGCGATCGTAGCAGCTGGTAAACGTCGGCTCCGAAAGGCGTAGGCAATCGCTCTTGTAGATGGTCCACAAGCCCTCATCGATCTCCGCTTCCGAACCGCCCCCCTTCCGGCGCGGCGCCAGCGCGGGCAAGCGATTGGCGGCATCGATCCCGTCCACCGCGCGCAGCCAGTTCCACAGTGTGGCTTTGCCGATCGTTCGTTCTGCCGCGATTTCGGCGATGGCGGCCGTTTTCGTGGCCCCTGCGGCCACCAGCACTTCGATTTCGCCCACAACCTTCAGGCGGAACCGGGCGACATCGCGCACCTTGTCTGTCTGCTGTTCGAACCAGCGCCAGCCATGGCGGTCTTCGTCGCGCTGCTCCTCGCCCGGCTGCGTTTCGATCAGGCCGCGCCGCGCCAGCTCCAGCTGGGCGGGCGGGGGCAGTACGGATGCGTGGAATTCATGGCCCCCGCCTTGCCCGCCGCGCGGCCGCACCAGCAACTCGCCTTGGGAATCGGCCCGGCTGTGCCAGCGTTCGTCCTTCGCCCGGCGCGCGATCGAACGCTTGTCGCCCGGCAGGCCGGGCAATGCCAGTTCCGCCAGATCGGCGGCGGAAAACCACGCATCGCCCTTGGCGTCGAACGTATCGGTCCGGATCGGCTGCCTCCTCGCCACTTATTGGCCCCCCCGCATCTTCGGGGCTTTGCCCCTCAATTTGCGCATTTCCGCCTGCGCCGCGGCAATCTGCTGCTGCAGCTGGCCCAGGCGGGCGGTTTTCACTTCATCGCCAACCAGGCCGGCCATGCCGATATCGCGCAGCAGCGGGTCCAACAGGTCCTGCCGGGCGGTCACCACTGCCAGTGCCCAGAAACGGCTCATCGGCACGCGGTGTGCGATGCGCGCGGGGCTGGAATAGGCATCCAGCATCGCCCGGCTGATCGGTTCATCCAGCAGCACGCTCATTTCCGCTGCGATCACTTCGCGCGGGCGCGGGTCGCTGTTCAGCATGGTGCCCACGGTTTCGTTGATGCGCCGCTCCAGCCCTGCCAGCTCGGCACGGCCCTTACGCGGTGCCGGTGCTTCGAAATCGAACGCCACCTGATCGGGATGGGCCTTGGCCTTAGGCACGATACGGTACCCCCCGCCTGCGAAAATCGATCTGCCAGTCCACGCGCGGGCCATCGGGATCGTTGCTGGCCTCGCTGGCGGCCAGGTCGGCCTTGATTTGTGCCACGCGCGCATTGCCGGCCGCCGTCAGCCGATGATCGGCAGTCAGCAGCCCCTGCGCGATCAGCTGGGCGCGCATTGTCTCGAATGGCGTGGATGCGACCCGGCTCTTCACCGATTGCCTCTCCAGCTTTCGGCCAGTTGCTCCATCGCGCTGGGCACAGTGTTCAGATCGATACGCACGCTTCGCCGGTGTGCCGGGTGGGGGCGGCGGGTTTCGGCCCGTTTCTCCGGTCGATAATGGCGCCCGCTCACGATGCCACCCATGCGAAAAGGGCGATGGCTTCGATTCCCAGCCCGGCAACCATGCAGATAAACAGGCCGCTCGCGCCCTCTTTACAGGGTTGTTCGGCAGGCTTGCTGCGGGGCGGTCGGGTGGTGCTTGGTCGGGGCTGGCCGCGCATGGTGCGGGCCGCGCTACGGTAATGGTCCAGGACCTTCGCCCACTGTGCCGGATCGCTCGTTGTCGCGCCCAGCATGGGCAGATCGTTCTGCAGGTTCAGGCCGTAGAAGCTGGCGCATGCGGATTGGTCTGGCGTTTCGGCCATGGTCAGTCTCTCATCATCCAGGGTTCGGGATCGCGTTCGTCGGGCGTGGCGATTGGCGTGGGTGTGGTCTCGGGCGCGGGCGCAACCGCCTCGGCATGGGCTTTCGCCTCCATGCGTGCCTTCAGCGCAGCGGCCCGATCACGCGCCGCCTGCAGCTTCATCTCCAGCTCGGCCTCGCGCGGGGTGATTCCCCGTTTCTGCGCGTATTCGAAGCATTTGCGGTGGTGGCGCAGCTGCTGGGCGCGGGTGGTGGCCATCATCGGTGCCCTCCCGCCGCAATCACGGCTTGGCCCAATGCGCGGGTCGCAGCGCGAACATCCGCTTCCCGGCGCGCATCGCCTTTCAGCGAAACCGCGTATCGGCTTACAATCGTGTCGACATATTGCGGGCGGATCTTCAGCTCGTGCGCAATGGCAATGTTCACCATGCCGCGGTCGCTGCGCGCCAATACCGCCTGTTCGGTGGTGGTCAGGCCCATCGCACGCCCCCTATCGGAACCGCGCGCAGCGGCGCACCATCGGGCGCGCGGGGCAGGGAAATGGGCACCAGCACCTCGATCGACCGGGCCTTGCCGGGGATCGTGCGGATTGCCCGGCGTTCTTCCAAACAGAGAACCACCCGATGGGCAGAGCCCCGGTTCGCGAGGCCCATGCCCTGCGCGATTTCATCCATCGACGGCGCAAACCCGCGATCGGCAATGAAACCGGCGATAAATCGCAGCGTCTCGCGCTGTGTCGGTGTTAGGGCGGCCATCACGCGATCCCTTCGATCGGTGCGATCGGCTCGCTCAGTTTCGGCAGCCAGATGGTCCGCGTATGGCCTGGCTTGGTCGGGCGCATGGTGTCCCAAACCACCCAGCAGTAATCGATCATTCCGCCCCGGAAGGCGCGATTGCCCATCGCCCCGATGCGATCGCCTGGCGGCATGCTCGGGCGCTGGGTCAGATGCAGGATGGCCTGCGGGGGGTGGTCGGTTGCGAATAGCTGGAAGCGAACTTGGCTGCTCAGCCACTTGTTCGGCATGAGGAAGCACACGCGCCCGCTGGCAAGGCACATCGCCTTGCGGGCGAAATCCTCGGCGATCCCCTTGATATAGCTGTAAGGCGGGTTGCAGATGATGCTGCACGGGCTTGGCGCGCTGGTCTGGTCCAGGAAGTTAGCGCTGAACCAGCGCGGCCGCGGCAGATCGGGGCAAGCGTCGAACTGCTCCCAGGCGAAATTGTCGACCAGGTCCGAACCGTGGGTTTGCAGGCCCAGCTCCCAGCCCGCTTGAAGCGTGTTGCCGAAGCCGCAGCTCGGATCCCACACGTCGTGGCCAAGTGTTTTCTCGCGCTCGAAACCGCCCAATGCGGCAGCCAGTTGGCGCGCGCACCAGATTTCGTCGACGTACCAGTCCAGCGGATGGCGCTTGGCATGCCGGCCGGATGAAATCTCACCGCGCATGGCCAATTCCTTCAACAAGGCGATGCGCGCGCAGATCGAACGCAAGGATGCGCGGCGGCTTACCGAACAGTTCGGTCGCCAATTGCGCCGCAACGCTCAGCGTGCCATCGGCGCTATAGGCCCAGCTGCAATCGTCATGCAGCGCCAGCCAGGCCACGGCGCGGGGGTAGCTAGCGCGCATCAGGCTGCCCCCTCATCAAGATAGAGCGGATCAGGCCAGTGGCCTTTCCCTTCACAGATGTCGCAAGGGCGACGGCATTCCGGGCAACCGGACTCAGGATCAATGCAGGCAAATTCTTCGAAGCAGCAGGCCACTTCGCCTTCGCCCGCACATTGCCAGCAATCGATTGCGGGGCACCAATCGTCGAATGCCCGGTTAGCTTCATCGGACATCACAGTTTCCCTTCTTGGGCCATGCGATAGGCGATCGTGTCTGGGGGAAATTGGGGATCGGGCTCGCGCAGCAGTTCGCGCAGCACATCGCGTTCTTCGTCAGTGAATTGCTTGTATAATTCTGGCAGCAGGCGCTTGCGCTCCGCTCTTCCCAGGCGCGACCATCCGCCCTTGACCTGGTCGTAAAACTTCTGGTGGGCAGCCGGTGCAGGCCCCTCCGGCCGATCAACCCCGGCCTGCACACGCGCCGCGTCTGCGCTCAACTCGTTATCCGCCAGCAGCGCCTCGATCACCGCGCGCCGATGCAGTTCATCCGGCACCGCGCAGATCTTCTTCAGCTGGCTGGCGTTTTCGCCAATCACCGGATGCTTCGCCAGCGCCTCGATCAGGTCCGGAAACGGCTCGATCAGCAGGCGGAACAGCGAGAGATCGTTGTGGATCGTACGGCGGGACATACCCAGCGCTTCACCCACGGAATCTTCCCATCCGTATGCTTGTGCAAACTTTGCACAAGCATCGCTGCTTTCATCGTTGAGAACCTGTTCAGCAGTGGTTTCGCGGTCTCTCACGCGCTGCCAGCGGGCCTTCGCTCCCAACTGTTGGTGGCTCAAATTGCCATGCTCGCGGGCGATGCGATCCTGCGCCGCCTGCACCAGCGCGGCGGTGAATTTCGCGCGCTCGATTGGCCCCAGCGGGCGGCGGTGCAAATTCTCGCTCGCTTCCAGATCGGCCAGGTCTTCGGCTTGGCCGTGAACCTCCAGGGCGAAGACCTGAATGCCTTCCATCTCGCAGCCGCGCAGGCGGTGCAGGCCGGTCACCAGCGTCCAGGGTTGCTTGCCGCCCCCTTTCGAACCGCGCGGCTGCACCTTGATCGGATCGCGCTGGCCATCCACCGCGATCAGACGGCCCAGGGCAGTCGCTTTGTCCTCGTGGTAAAAGCCGATGCGTGTCGGCACGAATATCTCGGCCGGGTCGAGCGGCATCACCTGCGCATTGGCAAAGAACGGCGGATGGCTGCTCATTTCGACAACCTCCGCGCAGCGGCCACGACCGCCAGTGTCAAAACGGCCAGTCCACTTAGACAGTGCGTCAGATTGAGCTGCGGCTTAGGCTGCGTTCGCTCAGACAGCTTTTCGGAGACTGACGATGAAGGACGACGGTTTGGCTTTCGATTTTGCTCTTGCAGCTTTTGCCCTTGGGTTGAACGCGATCGACGCGCTTGAGCGATCCGGCGCATTGATGCCCCACAACGCGCGAGCGTGCGCGAGAGCGCTAGAGGATTTGCACCTGAGGCTTGAGCAACACGATCTCGATCAGGATCGCCTGTTCGCTGAATTGCAGGACATCCGATCGCTCGCGGATCGTCTTCATCGACGAAGTTGAGCACCCCCAATGTATGGAACACTCGATCTTCTCTGCTGGCGTTCAGCACGGCATCGCGCAGTGCCTTTGTCTGCAGCGCTATCAGCCGTGCGCCTTCGGCATCGGAAAACCCGGTGTCATCGATCAGCGTGGGCGAACACAGATAGTGATGGCCGCGCCAGACCTGTACGATGTCATCGTCTTCGTGGATGCGGACTTCCACCTTCCACCCGCGGAACCGGGGCAGGTCTGTGCACCAATACCGCTTACCCAGCGCGAAAACTTCGCCCTGGGATGTCACGGTGGCATTTACGACCGCCTTCAATCCATTCTTTCCGGCGCTCATACCGCCACCGACTTGTCAGCGCGCTTTTCGTTGGATTGCGCTCCACTTTCCGGGACAATGCCGCTAGTCACCACGAGATGTTCGGGATTTATCTCCAGCGCACCGGCGACCGCTTTATGGGCGACAGACGATTTGCCTCTCAGGAAATCACGAAGTTGTTGGCCTTTGAGGCCAAGAGCATCCTGGGCCTTGTCCAGCGATCCGAACCGCTTGCGCAGCTCCGCCTTCACATCTTCCTTATGAACAACAGAGACCGTGTCTCTGCGAAGTACGGTCACGCCCATGGCTAGTCCCACATCCTCGAATATCACAAACGTGGACATAATGGCCACAAACGAGGAAGGTCAAGCGCATTTTCGTGATTTAGTGGCTGGGCGCGTCAGGAAGAGGGCGTTGGCGCTCAACTTGAATGCCTCTAAGCTGTCGAAAATATTGAATATTTCGAGTTCGGCGGTCTCGAATTATTGGACAGGAAAAAGGGCGTGGCCGCTTGAGATTTTGCCGTTCTTGGCGTCGGCATTGGACACGAACGTGGCAGACCTGACTGATCTTTCGAACATCCATTCGCAGCATCTTCCTGTGATCGATGCCAGCTCCTCCAGGTCGAAGGCTGAGTTGGTACAGATCGCCGAGATTGATCTGCGGTTCGGGCTTGGTTCGGCCTTGATGGATGAAGAGGTTTCGGAGCAGAACGCCACCATGAGAGAGTTTCCTCTTGAATGGCTGCAATCGATAACCCGATCTTCTCCAGACCAGCTCTATTGGGCTAAGGGTCAAGGCGACTCCATGGAGCCTAAGATAAATGACGGCGATATCATTCTGATTGATCGCTCCGAAACCGATACTCGCTATGGCGACCTTTATTGGGCCATCGCCTATGGCCATACGGCCATGGTTAAGCGGCTCCGACCGATGCCCGATGGGAGTGTGAAAATTTTGTCAGACAATACCAATGTTCCGCCCGAAACGGCTTATGACGGGGAGTTGAGTGTTTTTGGGCGTGTCATTGCGGTGGTGAAACGCATATGAATTGGCGAGATTTGCTTATCGGTTTTGTCGCCGGAGCTGGCGTCTGCGCGGTTGGGGCATTCTTCATCGCCCCGCGAGTTTCTGCTCAGAACGCTGAACGCGCATATTACGTCGTTCGAAACTCCGGAAACCACGTCCTCGCTTGTCGTCTTGCACAGGAAGCCACTATCGCTTGGTCGAAAACTGGTGATCGCGAGAAGTTCGAGGAGATGCAGGGTGATGCTGCAGTGGCTTGCTTGCGTGCGTCGATGTGAGCCTGCGCGACTGGTCCGATCATGAAGCTACCCCGGCCGAACGCCGCGCCGTTCGGCGCGAAGCGGTTCTGCTCGGCGCAATCCTCGTCGTCTCCATCGTGGTCGGGCTCATCGCATGAAGGGCTATCTCTACGTGGCCGATGAAAGCGGGGCAGAAATCGCCGGATCGCAACGCATCGCCGGCTGAGAGGCGAGCCGTCCGGAACGAATTTATCCTGCTAATTGTCGCTAGCTATAGTCGCCGATGAGGCGACGACGATCGATGGCATCGAATTCCTTCACAAGCTCGCCCATCGGACGGCGAGGAATGCCTTTCAAATCAGCATGCAGAATTGCCTCAGCACGAAGACGTGTGATCTCAGCGCGAAGATCGATATGAGACTTTTCCAGAAGATCGCGATCGGTCATAAGGTTGCTTATAACTAACTCGCGAGCTGCTGTCATCATGCTGATCACTCTAACTCTGGCCGCGATCGTGGCGGCGATCTTCCTGTGAAAGGCTACCTCTACGTAGCCGATGAAAGCGGGGCTGAAATCGCCGGATCGCGCCGCTACCTCGCGCACTGCAGATCGCGGGAAGAATACCAGGCGATCCTGCGCGAGCTGGATTCGGCGGCCGGCGAAGGGTGCATGGTGCTCGACAGCGAACAGGATCGCCGCAATGCGGGCAACTGATCGATAGCCAAATTAAGATGGAAGCTGGCGTTAGTAGTGGTCAGAATTCCTCTTTAGCGGCCTCTAACGCCTCTTCTATCAACTCCACGATCAGGCGGCTAACTGTCTTTCCTTCCTTTTTAGCCAGCCTCCCTAGGGCCGCCTTGGTTTCCTTGGCCATACGGAATGAGATTATGGGATTGTGCTCTTTCGGCGCACGTATTCTTTCGTGGGGCTGGTGCATGCGGTGCTCTTGTTGCCTCGTCATCCTTCCCTCGCCTTCATCCGTTTATACAGTCGGTCCATGATCTTCCGGTGTTCCCTGTTTGCTTCGCGTGCGACAGACCTAATGGCGTCCAGTTCCTTTAGGCGCTTGACCTCTTTGTTGGTGGCATAGTCAAGGGGGTCAGGCAT